ACAATGCTCCGGTCGCGGCCAATGTGCTTGCTGAGGCAAATTCTGTAGAAGTGCCGGCAGTGGCGTCTGGCAGTCAAGTGCAGAACGAAATTCGCCGTCATCATATACACGACTGTGGATTCTTTCCAGGCATGTGGAGCAAACCGAACGTACTTGAGAATTACTCGACGAGCTCACTACAAGTGCGCAGCGACGACGGCGACACGATCATCGATGTAGCGGAAGCGGGCGTTACCGTGACCGGGGACAACGTAACGGTGAACGCCAGCAGTGCTTTGCAGATAACGACACCGGAAGCCAATGTCAACGCCACGTCCGGCACGCCGCTTGCGCTGGTCAACGACACTTGGTACCAATGGTACGTCGCGCATATACAACCGTTCTTGGTTGGCTTAGGTTACGCCGGTCCAGCGATACCGGCAACTTCAGAAACAACGGTCTTGAAAGGGCAATGACTCCATGGCGACTACGCCAAGCATCTCGTACCTAGCGCTTGATGCGCAGAACGATCCCGTGTTCGCCGACGGCACATCGTTAACCGGTATCTACGCCGTGCAACAGGCTATACTCACGCGGTTGAAATTGCTGCTCGGTGAATGGTGGGAAAACCTTAACCTCGGCTTGCCAGTGCTTCAACTTATGTTGGGCCAGCTTGGCTCGCAGAAGGGCCTCAACGCGATGGCGCTGGCTGTGCAGCAGAATGTGCAAGGCGCGCCGTACGTAACCGGCACGGTGGACGCACAAGTAAACTTCGTTGATGGTCAGTTTCAATACACAGTGACGGCAGTAACGTTATTTGGACTCGTAACCATCAGCAACTTGCCTGGACAATCGGCAGCGCTTAACGCATAAGAGGAGGTACGGATGAGCACGCCTGCATACTTACCGCCCTCTATAGGACCGGCCGGACTTGTCGTCAATGCATACCCGTCGATACTTAACGACAACTTGAGTGGGTTTCTCAACATCTATGGCCAGAACCAGTATGTTGGGCCGGATGCAGCCATCTACCAACTGCTTAGCATCATAAGCCTAAAGCAGGCCGATCAGAACACGGCACTGCAGCTGGCGTACAATCAAGCCAGTCCGCAGACGGCTGTCGGCACAGGTCTCGACCGTAGCATCAAGATGAACGGCTTAGCGCGCGATCCGTACACGTACAGCATGGCGACCGTGACGGTTGTCGGCACAGCCGGCACTATTATTCCGAACGGCTTTGCACAAGATCAGAACGGAAACCTCTGGGCATTGCCGTCGCCGACTACGATAACTGGCGGTAGCATCAACGTCACCGTTACCTGCACTACGCCTGGCAACATCACGGCCGAACCTGGCACCATCAATATAATTTCTACGCCGCAAAGCGGGTGGACGGCGCCGAGCGGCACGGTAACGAACGCCGCCGCAGCCGTACCCGGCAACGGTGTAGAAGCCGACAGCCAGTTGCGTGCGCGCCAATCTATCAGTGTCGCGCTTCCAGCGCTGACGCCGATTACGGCAACGATAGCGGCGGTGCTTGCAACGCTCGGTGTTACGCGTGTTGCGCCTGGCTATCCCACGCCCGGCGGTCCAGGTACTTCAATCGAAAATCCTACCGGCAGTGCCGACAGTTGGGGAAATCCTGCGCACAGCATTACGATGGTCGTTGAAGGCGGCGTGAGCGCCGCGGTTGCACTGAGCATCTACCTGAAGAAAACGATTGGGTGTTTTACGAACGGCACGACAAGCGTGACTGTCGCCGACCCTGTGACAGGCTACGACAATACCATTAGCTTCTATCGTCCCAGCTACGTGCAACCGTACGTCGGCGTCTACATTCACGGCCTTACAGGTTTTACCAGCGCCACCATCACGGCCGTGCAAGCCGCAATAGTGACCTATCTCAATTCGCTGGCCATCGGTGAAGGCGTCATCTATTCATCTGTGTACGGCGCGGCGTTGAGCGTGATTGGCAATCCTTCTCAGCCAACGTTCTCCGTCAAAGGCATGACACTGGGCACGACCGCCACCGGCCTGTTTACCGTAGTACCTGGGTCGACTATCGGCACCGGCTACGCGGTCAACAACGTGTTGACGGTCGCCGGCGGCACGGGCGGCACTGTAACCGTAACGAGTGTCAACGGCTCTGGCGGTATCACTGGAATTGCGCCGCAAGTTACTACCGAGGGCAGCGGCTACGCAGTTGCATCGGCGGTCGCGACGACCGGCGGCGGCGGAACTAACGCGCACGTCAACGTAACGGCGGTGCAGCCAGTCGCCGTTGTCGACCTGACGCTGCTATTTTATGACGCGGCGCAAGGTGTGTCCGCCAACGTAGTCGTGGCGGCGGTGTAGCATGGGCAGCAATCCTTACTACGGAACAGGCGGTTACGGCGCGGGCGGCTACGGGAATCAGCCGATTGAAACGCTGCCCATCGGTTATTACATGAACTTGCTGACGAGTCAATACATGAACTCGCCGAAACTTACCGCGCTGCTTTACTTACTGCTCAAAAAATTTGATGACGTTTCACAGTGCCTCGTGCAAATGGATACCGCATTTGACTTGGACAGCGCTGTTGGCGTGCAGCTGGACATGCTTGGAACTATCGCCGGCGCCGCGCGAACTGTCGGCTTTCAGCCAAGCGGCGGTGTTAGTCCGACATTGAACGACGCGACGTATAGAATCTACATCAAGGCAAAAATCGCGCAGAATCAATGGGACGGCACGATTGACAGTCTGTATCCTATCTGGCAAACGCTGTTTCCAGGCGGATCCATCGTTATTGAAGACAATCAAAACATGACGGCGACCATCGTGCTGACGGGCACATTTACTTCGATCATTCAAGACCTCATCAGCAATGGTTACATCGTCCCCCGCCCTGAAGGCGTGCTTTACACGTATCAGTTCACAACATTGCCGGCTTTCGGTTTCGGCGTATCGCCCGGCTACATCGCCGGATTCGGTCAGGGTTACTGGGCTAACTAAGATTTGAAGGGCGGTGATCGTTTTGGCGTCTACTAACGCGCAGCAATGGAATCCAACATCGGCAAATCAAGAAACCGATGCGCAATATACGTCGGATGCGCAGCGTATTGGCGGCGCGAGTAATCCATCCGAGTTTAACGCTACGCTGGCCAATAAATTGTTCTACCAGCTTACCACGTATGTAGCGGCACTTGGTACGATGCTGGCGAACAAGGGTATCAGCAACGCCGACACGTCACTCTCGGCACTCGTAACGGCCATGTCAAACATAGTCACGACGGCCGATATACGCGCGAATCTGCAAAGCGTCGCATACGCGTCGACGCTGACGCTGAATGCCGGATCGTATCTTGGCTTTCAAATAGCGCTTGCCGGCAACATCTCAAGTCTTGGCATTACCGGTCAACAAGCCGGTGACATAATTGTATTGATGTTTTTACAGAACGGTACCGGCGGAAACACCGTAACGTTCTCTAGCTCATTCTCCGGCGCCGTGCATCCCGATCCTGCGCCGAACGTGCTGAGCGTACAAGCCTTCAAAGTTAACGCGACGTTGACGCTAGAACCGATCGGCCCTAACGTATCTGTCAACGGCATCGGCTCCACGCCCATCGGCGCGACGGCCCCATCAACAGGCGCGTTTACGTCACTATCCGCTTCATCGTCCGCGACGGCGCCGACCGTGGCTGAGAGCGATAGCAGCACTCACGTGGCCACGACCGCGTGGGTGCGTGGAGCCTGGTCAAGCGGCAGCAGCGGCGGCGCGTACTGGTCAAAAGATCCGTCAGGACTGATACGCCAGTGGGGCCACGTTAGCGGGCTTTCAAATTCTGCCAACACCATCAGCTTCCCTACGTCGTTTACAAATTCATCCAGCGTGGTGGTTAACGCGACTGATGACTTCTTTACCGGCGGCAGCGTTGAAATGTCGGTGGTGCATGGATCACCGACGATAAACAACTTTCAGATATGGGCGTCATCAGGCGGCAACGGCGCTTGGTGGGAAGCGGTGGGGTACTAGGTCATGGCAAGTGAGACCACGACACCGAACATTGGCTTACAAGTTCCAGCGTTCAATCAGGCTAATTGGCAAACACCTACCAATTACAATTGGAATTTGCTTGACCTAATTTTCGGCGGTAGTAACGTTGTACCTGCTTTGAGCGTCGTAAATTTAACGGTTGCGAACGTTGGCGCACTGCTCGCGCCTAACTACATTCAAGAAACGCCGACCGGCGCCGTACCAGGTACTATCTACGCAATGACGTATACGCCCGGCATATTGCTAGGCGTGTACCTTAACGGCATTTTGCTGCGTCTTAACTACGACTACACAATCGCGACCAACGTAATTACGCTGTTTGTTTCGACATCTTTGGGAGACACTATTTATGCGCAGTATTTTCGTTAGTCTGCTCGGCTTGACAACGCTTGCGGCTTCTGCGCAGATCAACCCTAACACGCAGATCAACTGGACTGAAACGACCGGTCCCGGTTCACCGTCATTGACATGCCCCGGAACGCCGCCGACAGGCGTAGCAGTCGGTACTCCATACTTCAATACGTCGCTTAACGCCGGTTATACTTGCGCAGCCGCAGGTTGGACGCTTAGCGGCGGAGGCGGCGGAGGCGGTTATCCCGGCGTAACATCGGATGGAAGCGGAGGCATCGTTGTTACGGGCCAAGTAGCGCCGGCAAATCTACTCGCCACAGGTTCTGTCGAAGGTCAGACTATCGGACCTGTATTTCAGTGCGACCAATACACTGGAACTACAATTGCAGAAAAAGCGAATGCCTGTATTACGGCGGCTATCGCGGCTAACGCCACCGCGGACTTGCGCAAGGTAATGAGTGGCGGCACATTCGCAAGTCCTGTTGTAGGCGATGAAGAAATTGACTGCGGAAGTCCAACGACAGGTGGCGGCTTGCCCGGTGTATCATGCATCTTTCCTAACTCAAGCGTTTATGCTACGAGCCAAGTTGGCGGACCGCTCT